TACCAGCTGAGTCGGCCATTTCTGATACTGTAACGTCTCCGCTGTTAGTAGTCTGGTTGTAAGAGTATCCGTTAAGAACAGGAATTTCCCAAATATTGGCGCCCTGTTCAAGGTATACTTTCGTATCTCTGCTGAAAAACAGGTTGCTAGCGCCTACTGCAACTGGCATTAAATTCTCCTAAGAACTCGAAGAGACCTAGCTCGTGAGCAGTTGCTCGTGTCTGGTATCTTCAGTATCGAACGTTTAGGATTAGCTCTCCTACCCCTAAGGGTGCTAAAGCGCCTTCGTCCGTGTCTATACTTACAATAAGTATATCTTGTGTTGTCTGAACTGCTCCTGAAGAATCTTGATAAGCCAACCTGCCATTTTGTTCAATTACAGTTTCAAGATCTTCCAGGAGTAGCTCTAAGGCATTTTGTGGGTCTTCGTCCTTTACATAACAGTTTAGAGTTATAGTAAGGAATCTGTCTTTATATCCACCGCCTTGATATTCGCGAATTTCTCGACCTAGAGCCATGCGTACAGCAGGGAATTCTTCGATCTCGTCCCAAAACTCCATCTTGGGTTTTACTTGTTCCCAAAGATTAGTTTTGTATCCACCAGTACCGTTAATTGCTTTTATTTGCTGGGAGAGAGCAGTTAGAATAGAGTAGCGTCTACTAGTGTATTGCCGTTCATTACTCACTTAAACTCTCCTTGTGTAAAATCGTCCAATAGCTATTTCTTTTGCTATCTCTCTTACAGACTTATCGATAATCTTTCTAGGGTCTCGACCTGGAGTATTCCAAGGAGATCGTCCTAAAACAGGGTCGAAAACGTTGTAAGGTGATCGCTGATAGGTATAACCAAAACTAGGGTATCCTTGTTCGGTTATTTGCGCGTTAACAATGCGTGCACTGTTAGCAAAAGTTCCAGTTCTATTTACAAGACTATTAGGTCCCATGTTTCTTTGCATTGCTTCAGTCAGTCTGCCATTAATATAGTCTACAATTTTTTGCAGACTTATTAGCGGTGTACTAGTACGCTGCTTTTTTGGCTTACCAGGTTTATACTTAGTAACTTTAATAGGCGTCTTAGTTGTTGTTCTAGAACTGTTTTTAGACGTTGTTAAAGGCTTTATCTTGCCTTTAGCGCCATGCTTTACAGCAATGTTATCTAGCTCTTTAAAGAGAGCTTGTTTATAAGAGTCAGAACCTTCTTGGTCTATCCAATTTCTGTTTATAACAGCTTTATTGACAGCATCCTTAATCTGCTCTGTAACTGCACGCGTAATCTTACCGGCTTGCTCATTTCCTTTGCTGGAGCGCAGTTTTAATTCTGCGCCGATACTTAGATCAAAGATTTTTTGACCATTTGTATAGTAGGAAGTTACTTCGTTGTGCTGTGTAAGAAATGTAGTATACGTCTCTTCTGATAAATTACCGAAGTCTTTCAAGTATCTAAGAGCTTTAACGGGATCGTCTAGCTTGTTGTTAAATACGTGAGAAAAGCGCACCTGAGCATTAGTTTTCACGTGATCTGGTGAAGTTAGAGCTGATGTTAAACCATCAAGCTTACCACCTTTACTAGATACTACAGATTCTAAGAAGCTATAAGCCGCTCTGTTAGCAAGACTTAAGTTCTTTGCCATTGGATCATACGTATTGTAGATAATCACAGAGTTAACTGGATCAAGCACATTAGCAGCTTTTACACGCGCTAAAAATGTATCTTTCAGTATAGTAGCTGCTTTGGAAATATCCGCAGATGTAACTAGCTGTTCCGATAAAAGACTACTTTCAGTTGCCTGAATTTGTGCTGTTATTTCTGATGCAATATGTTGAACTGTTCCAAGCTCAAATACCTGCTTGTTTTTGTCTAAGAACTCTTCTCTATATGATTTAGATGAACCTGAAAGTGTATTCACAGAATCACTCTTCTTGGTAAGGTCTTTCAAGAGGTAGCTTAAAGCTTGTTTACTCATTTTGCGTACTTATCCAAGATTACCTGTATATGCTGAGGAAAGGCAGTACCTTTAGCTAGCGTGTTGACCTGGGTAGTACCCATGATCGTTTTGGACTGCTTAAATTCTTCATCCTTATAGTACTTAACCAACTCAATAGCTGCAAGCTTTAGGTCAGCAGGTACATCTACTACATCATAGCCCCAAGTGGAACCTGTAGTGTAACTAACCGTTATATTTCCAGGACTGATAGGCCAATTAGCAAAGCCACCTACAACGTAATTACGTGTAAGAATTCCGTCTGCTAGATTAACCGAGTAGTCTGAAGCGTATACTAAGGGTACGTGTACTGTGGAGTCCCACGTGTAGCGACTAGTTTCAGAAACAGTCACAGGGCCTACAATAGGATAGTTATCTAAAAAGATGGTATCCGTATCGTAGTCTAGAGAGATTGTTTCAGTTACTTGTTTGCCGCCATCAGCGTCAACTCCGATATAGGTTTGTATTAGAGCACTAACCATACTAATTAGCATAGAGTGTCGCGAATCTTCATCAGGCTTCTTTATGTTGTAGAAGTCTTTATACTCTTGTAGTGTAATTAAGTCCATGATCTAATAAAAACCCTGGGTGGGACCGAAGCCCCACCCAGATTGTCCTTAAGCGTACTTCATGCCTACGACAGAAGGTGCGTTTGGAATGATTTCGTCGAAACCAAGACGCTGGCTGCTTACAAGAACTGTGCGCTGATTCTCGACGTCGTACCAGCTCTCAACTGTCATACCACGTAGACGAGGGATAACGAAGTTGCTGGTGTTAAGTGCAAGAGCGAAGTAGTTACCAGATGCAGCAGGTGCAAACTCGTCACAAACTAGAACGTTTGATCCGTAGATACGACCTACAGTACCGGTCAGCTTCACAGCGTTGTCAGAACCAACTAGATCGGCGTCTAGGAATTCTGGGTCCTGTGCTAGCTGATACCAGGCATCCTGGGAGATGATGTAAGTGATCTTACGAGCATCACGACCATACTTGCCCATTACCTGACGTAGCTGGAATAGCATTGCAGCTGTTAGCTTGGTATCGGAAGCAGCGGTTGTAACCGTACGACCAGAGGTAGAAGCGAACTTCAGAAGACCGTTAGCAGCACCGGAGGTGTAAACACCCTGGGTGGTGTTACCAGCTAGAAGAAGGTTTTCGATACCACGAGCGTGGCTTCGTACCATGGAGTCCTTGATTAGAGGCAGAATAGGAATGATAGCATCCTCTTCAGTCTCGTTACCTAGGTAGCCCTTACCAATCATCTTAACTGTGCTGAATAGCTTTTCAGTTAGTGTGATACCCTGGTATGGAGCGCCGTAACCAGCACCACGAGGGTCAACGTTACCGTTTGGCTGAGTACCAGAAGCAGTAGTTGCGCTGGTGATTTCGGCGTAACCAGCGTCAGGAGCAATTGGGAAGCTCATCTGTGCGCTGTTCATCTGAATTTCGCGGAACATAGGAGCAAGAATTAGCTCATTCTGAATATCGCGCTCGATGTTCGTGGTAACAGTCGTTTCTAGACGATCGGTACCAACTGTAACGGTAGAGTGAGTATTGAACTTCTCCATTAGGCTCTTACCAATCTTAGTGTCGGTAAGTGCGATAGGAGCTACGCCTTCGTGACGGTTCTGAGCGTTACGCAGCTTCGTTAGGAAGACAGCGTTCTCTACGTCCTGGTAGTGCTCCTTGACAACATCATTCGAGCCATAACCACCGCCGCTGCGGTCGCTAAAGTTGCGCTTGCTGGCTGCCATCTTCTGGAAGTCTTCTGCGCGGGCTTCGAACTCGCTCTTCATGTCAGCGATGGTCTTTTCTAGAGTTGCGTCATTGGACTTGATCTTGGCGTCAAGATCAGCGATCATCTTCTCTTCGATGCTCTTTACGGCAACCTGTGCGGCAGCTGTAGCTCTTTCAGTTGCTTCAGCAGTAGCCTTCTCAGCAGCAGCCTTCTCAGCAGCAGCCTTGTCGTCAGCGGCCTTCTGGGCTGCTAGCGCTTCTGCTGTTGACTTAGCTACAAGTGCTGCGATTTCTTCAGGATTCATTGTAATTTTCTCCGGAGGTACTTCTTCCGTACCGGACTTAGGTGAGGAATTAGCGTCTGAAGTATTTACTTCACTACTGCTTTTTTCCTGGCCCTTTAAAGCGTTAACTTCTTTGTTAAATTTAGTCAGTTCTTCAGCGTCATCTTTTAGTGACTTTGAAATGCTGAAAGTAGCTGCTTGGTTGCAGGGTACGGATACAACCGATACCTCAAGTAATTCTGCATCCTTAATGATATAACCGTTGGTCACATCACTGTAGTCTGCATCCTTTACCATAAATCCTACTGAGAAAGTACTCAGTACGCCATCTTTGATTAACCCGTATGGGGCGCCTGCTGACTTGCTAATGGATGCCTCTAGTCGTAGACCTTTTGCATCAACTTCCACATTAGTAGCTCTGCCAATTGGCTGATTGTAGTTGTGGTTAAGTAGCAGGATAGGGTTGTTTAAATAATTATCAAGACCGCCTCTGGTCCAAGCGTCGGGGACGATTACGTCCCCGGCGCGATCCGTGTCAGCTGTACTCGCATATCCTACGATCTTCAGCTGATCGCCATCCTCTGTAACTGATTTAATTACAGAGTTTAGCTTAAATACACGAGCCATTCTGGATTACTTCTTTGTAGGAGCAGCCTTGGTTTCGTCAGCCGGAACCTTGGTATTCTCCGTCGAAGAAGTATTCGTGGTGGATTTGTCCTTGATGTTATCAGCATCAACAGTGTCTGCGCCTAGAGCGTCAACAGTGTCGGTGGATGCCTGACCGGTAGAACCACCAGCTGTAGAGGTGTCAACCTTCGCTGAACCTGTCTTAACGTCGTTCTCTGCGGCAACAGCGTCACGTAGCTCTTGTGGAGTACGTGGATCTTCGTTAGACGTGGTC